CTGATTTTGGAGCGGATTTAAGGAAAGTTTTATTTGAACCAATTACATCTGATTTAGATACTATATTAGAAACAAGAATTACTGAAGCAATTAATAGATGGATGCCATATGTTAATGTTGAAAGTATTGTATATGATATTTCTAATTCATTAAAAGATACCAACAGAATCGATTTAGAATTAAAATATAGTTTGAAATATTCAAATTCAACAACATTAGAACAATTAAATATGGTAATATAATATGGCTCTTAATCCAATAGATAAAAGCTGGTCAACAAATAAAAAGGATATAAAATATACTAATAGAGATTTTACTTCCCTAAGACAAGCATTAATAGAATTTAGTAAAACATACTTTAGCAGTACATATAATGATTTTAGTGAAGCATCACCGGGTATGATGTTCATTGAACAGGCTTCATATGTAGGCGATGTACTTTCTTATTATACCGATGCGCAATTAAAAGAATCATTTATTAACTTAGCGGGTAATAAAAATAATATTTACCAATTAGCACAAAACTTAGGATATAAACCAAAAATATCATCTCCGGCTACAACTACGTTAACGTTATACCAAACATTACCAGCATTGAATGGTGAACCCGATGAAAGATATTATCTAAAGATAAATGAGGGAATGATAGTTAATTCAAAATTATTTCCAAATATACAATTTATAACAACCGATATGGTTGATTTTGCTGACCCACATAATAGAGAAATTACAATATTTCAAACTGAAAATACAACTGGAAATGTATTATTATATTTGGTAACTAAAACAATAACGGCTATAAGTGCAACTAGATATACACAAACATTTGATTTAGGAGAATTTAAACCAAATCCAAGTGTTAAAATTAAAAGCACAAATTTTATTAAAATAGAAAAAGTAATTGATGATAATACAAATACCTATTATGAAGTTCCATATTTGGCACAAGAATTAGTATATATAAAATCACCAAATTCAGAATATGCAGAACCAAAACTTTCGCATACAGCAGAAGCACCTAAATATATTTTAAAATTACAAAAAACAGATAGAAGGTTTACAACTAGATTAATAGATGAACAAAATATTGAATTACGATTTGGTAGCGGAAATGCATCAACTCCTGATGTATTATTAATTCCAAATACAAAAAATGTAGGATTAGGATTAAACAATTCAATTAATAGAATGGGTGAATCATTTGACCCTTCTAATTTTTTAAAAACAAACACATATGGTATAGCTCCGGCAAATACAACTTTAACTGTTACTTATTTAGCGGGAGGAGGTTTAACCGCAAATGTACCTAGTGGAGATTTAACACAAATAAATTATGTATCATTTAATGAAGATATATTATCAATATCTGATATCAATTTACCTACTTATCAACAAAGTAGAAGTTCATTGGGTGTTGAAAATTTACAACCAGCAAGTGGTGGTAGAGGCAATGAAACATTAGAAGAAATTAGAGAAAATGCAATTGCTAACTTTGGTGCACAAAATAGAGCAGTAACTAAAAAAGATTATGAAGTTAGAACATTAGCGATGGACCCAATTTTTGGTAGTATTGCAAAAGCATATGTTGAACAAGATGGAAATATAGATACGGGTGCAGCACAACAATTATTAAGAAATCCATCAGTTAAAAAAGATTTTATTGGATTGGTTAAAAATTTACAAAAATCATCGGATACTGAAATTATAGATGCGTTAGATATATTTTTAAAAACAAAACAAACATTTGCAGTAGAGAGTAATCCATTCGCAATTAATTTGTATTTATTAGGATATGATACAAATGGTAATTTATCTGATTTAAATCCTACAATTAAACAAAATTTAAAAACATATTTAGAAGAGTTTAGATTAATGACAGATGCTATTAATATTATAGACGGATATGTAGTTAATATTGGAGTTAACTTTGATATAACTGTGTTTTCAAATTATAATAAAAGAGAAGTAGTATTAAAATGTACACAAGCAATTGCTAATTATTTTGATATTACAAAATGGAAAATGGCACAACCAATTAACATAAGCGAATTAGAATTAGAAATTGCAAATGTATCCGGTGTTTCATCCGTTCCTAAAGTTGAAGTTGTAAATTTAGTAGATGCAACTGGAACTACATATTCGCAATATTCTTATAATATAGTAGAAGCAACTAAAAACAAAATTGTTTATCCATCATTAGACCCTTCTATTTTTGAATTAAAGTATCCGGGTAAAGATATTAAAGGGAGAGCATTATAATGATATTATTTTATACGGCATCAAAAGATGCAACTATATATTTACAACAACCTTACCAAAATACTGGTATAGATGAGATGTTAGAAATTTCTAAAGTATATTATGGTGGTACGCCTGATATGAGTAGAGTATTAATTCAGTTTGATACTACGGAAATATCTAAGAGTATAGCAAATCGTACAATACCAAGTGGTTCATTTACTGCATCATTACAATTAAAGATAACTAAAGCAGATGAAATTGCTGCAAGTTTTGCAATTGAAGCATATCCAATTTCACAAAGTTGGGAAAATGGTACTGGTACTCGTTTTGATAATATTACAACAAATGGTGCAACTTGGTATTATAAAAATGGAGATGATACTTCTACTATTTGGAACAATACATATGTAGCGGGTCAAGGAGCTAGTTTTAACCCCTTTACAACCGGTTCTCAGAGTGGGCTTGGTGGTACATGGTTTACATCATCGGTATCCTCACAATCGTTCCAATACACCATAGAAGATATTAATTTAGATATTACTTCATTTGTTAAAAAATGGAATAGTGGTAGTATAGTAAATAATGGTATCATACTTAAGTTTCCAACAGATAAAGAAAATAATTCCGTTGATTATGGTAGTATTAAAATGTTTTCAAAAGAAACTAATACAATATATCAACCTAAATTAGTAATATCATATAATGAAACTATAACAAGTGGTTCATTGATAGATATATCTAATTTTGCAGCTAGTAGTAGTTATGATGTTTTATATCGTTGCTATTCTCCAAATTTAAAAACATCATATACACAAGGACAAAAAGTATCTATAAATGTGGATGCTAGAGAGTTATACCCTATTAAACAATTCAATAGTACATTTGCATATCAGGTTAAATACTATTTGCCAAATGAAGCTTATTACGCAGTAATTGATACTTTAACAAAAGAATTTATTATAAATTACTCACCTAATACAAAAGTATTAAGGGGATTGCGTAACAATGTAATTAATTTAAACTTTTCAAATTGGGCAGTTGGTAGAAACTATACGTTATTAGTAAAATCAATTGATACTAATAATGAAGAAATTTTTGAAATTGGTTCATTTGATATTTACAAATAATGGCATTAACTAAAAAATATATAGATACAACTAATAGTACGGAAGAAACGATTACTACTAAATTATATTTAGACCAATACAATAATAATGAATTGTCTAAATCAGTTAATTTACAAGTAACTGAGCTTATAAAACCTCTACCGGAAATAAGATTAGATTTAATTCCTAAGCCAATATATGATACGGAATTATCTCATAGTGCAGATTTACAAATTCAAGTAAACATATTAACCGCAGATGTTGATTCTTTAAAAGCAAGAGTACAAGCATTGATGGCAGATAGTTCATCTTTATATTTGGATAATGATAATTTAAGAGTACAAAATGCGGGATTGAATAATAAATTAAGTTCTATACAAAAAACAACATTGGATTTAAAATCTAATTTAACAACATCATTAACTAAAGCAATCAATGAAGCAACTGAAAGAACTTCATTAGAAGCGGAGAATACAGGTTTAGTTGCACAAAAAACTGCATTAATTAAACAAATAGATACTTTAAATAATTTATTAGCACAAGCAAATGCAACATTGCAAATAGCACAACAACAATTAAGTGCAAAAGCACAGGCAGTTGCGGGTGGAGGTGTTTCTACGGGTGAATTAGCAACTATTGTATTTGAAAAAGGTGACCCAACAAAATTACAAGGTAATTTACCAAAAATGATGGCATCTGATTACGGTAATGGATATGATTCTACGGTTAAAGTAGCAAAAACATTTGGAGCATCGGGTGGAGATTGGCCTAAAACATATCAATCATATTTTGAAGTAGTTGCGGGACCTAAGGATATAACTGTTGATGTTAAATTTTCTGAAGCAGTTAATCAATCTATATGGGATTTTGGTACATTGCCTATTTCATTAAAAGCAAATCAAACTAAAAGATTTGATATGACAAAACCATCGGCGTATTTAAATGCATTGCCTGGTCAACATGGAGGTGGTTTGTTTTCTCACTCAAAAAACACAGTATATGATTTTTCATTTAGTATAATTGTAAAAGATATAGATGCTAATGGAAAAACTGAAAATAAAAATTTTACATATAGATTACACAATCACAACTAATTATGGCAATAAAAGATTTTAAAAATATTGAAAACATTAATCTTAATTTAGATTCAACTGCACAATTAGTTAGTTCTAAAGATTTGAATGTGTTTAAAACAATAGCTAAAAATGTAACTGATTTTGGAATGTCTAAAAATGATGTTATTGAATTTAGATTATATGATTTGGCTAATAACTTATTACAACAAACAAATGGTGTAACGGTTAGATATATTCATAAAGATAATTTAACAAAATATCTTAAGAGTGATATAGACCCACTAACACAAGAAAAAGTATTTGATATTGATGTTGAAAAATTGGTGAATGATGCAGGGTATGGTAATGGTGAATTTAATGTAGTATTTAATTTTGTTAAAAACTATATTGGATTAGATGATAAAAAACAAAGAGTTTGGATACATGAAATTTCACCAAGTAGAACGGAGATTCGTATTCAACCATTAATAACTACCGATATTGTTCAGAATGATAAAATAACATCTCGTTATAATTCTTTCATAGATAACGCATTAGAATTAAGAGAAAATTTAAATACAATACAAAAACAAATAGATTCAATACAATTACAAATTAGTGATTTAATTGATAACTATTTAATACAACAACACGGACCAAATTGGTTATCCGTTGTTAAAAAAGATTTTAAATTTGGAAACGATTCGCAATATAAAGCATTTAAAGAAAAAATATTTACAGATTTCAAACAAAGTTTATATAACCAATTTAATGGTAAAGAATATAAATTAGGAAATGCTAATTATGGACAATTATCATCTCAACCATTAGATTTAGATGAATTTTATAATACAAAACAAGTTCAAACATTATTAATAAATAGATTAAGTGATTCTATTGATTTTAATATGAAAAATGTTACATTCATAGATTATCCACAATCAATTAAAGATGCATTGAAAAATAAAGTAGATAATCAAATATTACAATCATTAATAACAACTACTGCAACTGCAACTTCTAATTTAACTCAAAATAGTAAATTAACTGGATTGGATAAAACTATTATAATTACTCCAAATAAACCAATTGAAGAAGAACCGGTTGTTATTAAAATTAAACCAGCAGTAGAGCCACCATTGGTTGAAGAACGATTGCCTAAACCTGAAATTATAGTTGAGCCGGTACCAGTTTTAATTGATTATGCACCGAGAGGAGGTGGTGGTGGATTTGGTGGTGAAATAATTGATAATAGTAGATTAGAGGGTGGACGTGGTAGAGAGCAACTTTTTAATAATGATGGGTTAAATCAACAAAGAGAAAATCTAAGATAGGATATTTATAAACGATGCAAGCATACGATACAACTTCAATTGATTTTAATCCATTAGGTGATTTATATAATGGTGACGGATATAATAATGGCAGGGGTGAAAATGGTTTTACTCTTGGTGGTGGCGGTGGTACGGGTGGTGGTTTTGGTGGTGATGTAGGGATGCCAACTCCTGTTCCAACTCCTCCTGGAAATGATATAAAACTTACACTTATTAATATAAGTGATTATCAAAATGAAATGACATTTGATATACAAAATAATGTGTATCAAGAAGCCGCTTCAGTTAATATTGATTCAAATAAGATTAATGATAATTTAACAATTAAACCAATTGTAAATGATGGGTTTAAAACAAAAAATTACTTTCAATTACAAAAAGCAGTAGTTAATAAAGAAATAGATGTAATTGATGTCGTACAACAAATTACACCTGTTATAAACATAAACCCGTTTAGTTCTTTGTTTGGTGGAATGGGTGGTAACTCTGGTACAAGTGGACTCAGTTTTTTTGGTACTGGATTATTTAATAGAAAAATAACTGAAACTACTAAAACAGTTACCGTAACAAAAAAGCAAACAAAAAAAGTTTCAGGTGTTAGATTAGTAGAATTTACTAATGATGAAGTAATTAAAAGTGTAAAGGATTATGAATTTCCATTAACACAAACTTTAAGTTTTGATATTGAACGTGTAAAAAAACCAAGGGCGGTAACAAACACAATTACACAGGCTATTCAATTTTCATCAAATTACAAAAATGATATATTAAATAATGAAGTAAATATTAAGGTTACTTCAAATGATATACCAAATGGTGTTGTTAATACCAAAATACAAAATGAAGTAAAATTTACAAATTCAAATGGTACAATTGGTCCTGTTAAAATAGAACTTAGTGGATTTGATAAATTTTTATTCAAAAGTATTAAGTGGCAATACACAGATAAATTCAACGAAAATTCTGATTTAAATTTAGGTGATTTTAATACTATAAACGATACCATATTTAATATTGATGCGGCTACGTTTAATAAAAATATTATAGTATTAATAGAAGTAGAGCCAGATAGAGCAGATTATCCTATTTTAAATTTAGTTACCAATACAATAGAACAATCAATTTTAGAATCAGTATATGCTTCATCAACTAATTCTAAATTAATTGATGTTAATTTTGATTTAAAAAATACGGATTTTGTAAAGATAACTACACCTTATAGACAATATAATGTAGATGTAAATGCAACTACTTTAGCTCGTACTAAAATACAATTTGATTTAAAGAAAGATTTTTTAAATAATGAAGGTTCTTTTAAAATAGCATTAGTACCATCTTCTAATTTATATGGTGATGGTGACCCACAATATGTTCTTATTAAATTATCTAAAACATTTGATACACCGATAATTGATAAAATTGATTATCCAACAAATGTTTATATTCCAGCTTATACATTTGGTGATGTTAATTTTAAAGTATCATTTGAATCTAAATTAGCAACAACAGTTTTAGTTTATCATTCTAAAGAAGATAACAATACTGCATTGGGTAAGTTTACAGGTAAAGATTTTATTAGTTTAAACTATAAAGATTTAAAAGATAGAAAAATAATTAATTCGCCATTAGATTTATTAATTGTTCCTTACAACGGAAATGTTAAAGGTGAAATTGAAAGAATAACAATTAATTTTGAAGATGCTGGAATTTATGTATCTACTCCTGATTTAAAGGCTAATTTATTTAATGCAATTGCTGCTAATTTAAATTTATCATTAGGAAACGAACAAAAATATTTATCTCACTTAGCATCATTTGATATTGATGATAAAGAAATATTAATTTCTAATTGGGATATAGATTATACAACTTTTACTAAATTTAAAAAAGATAGTGTTGGTAATAGTATTCCAGATGGTGATATAAGTAAAAGTATTGTATTAAAGTTATATGAAGCATTACCTGCTAATATAAATAAGAATGATACATTATGGGTATCTCGTTTAATGTCTTTACCTATTATTCAAAGAGTAGTAGTAAGTAGTAAACCAGAAACAAACGCATTACCATTAAGAGCACCAAACTTTAATATAGAAGTTGATTATGTAAAGGGGCAATCTACAATATACGAATCATACGATGATTTAATATTAAGTGGTAGTGAATCTTCTCAACAAATTGTAGATAAATTACTTTCACAAAATTTTGTAGAAACAAATAGAATTAATATAGATTATTCTAATTTTTCTAATTTTATAAAATATAGTAGTGCAGTTGAAAGATTAGCAAACTTTAAATACAAAAAAGAATTAGCAGAATATTATCAAGATAGAATTGATTATATATCAGCCATAATTAATGATAATACAAATGTAGTAACTTTAGATACAAAAACAAAACTATTAGTTGATACTAAAAAATATTCTGAAAAATTATCTACATTAATAAGTGGGTTTGATGGTTTTGAAAATAGTTTAGTAAGTGGTTCGTTAATATTCACCGCAGATAGTGCTTCGTATGAATCATTTCCAGGTGGAAGATTTACCAATGTAACCAGTAGTTTGAATGCATATGATGAAGGATTTGGATTTTATAATTCCGGTTCAACTTATATCACCACACCAAATACAACCACAACTAATTGGTATTTAGGAACAATAGATTCAGCATCGGTTTATGATAATATGAATCTTAACGCACTAAAAAATAATATTCCACAATTTATAAGTGAAGATGAAAACAATTCAGATTACTTATTGTTCTTAGATATGGTGGGTAACCACTTTGATATTATTTGGAGTTATATAAAGGGTATGACAGACCAAAGGTTGATTGCTGAAAATAATTCATATGGTATTAATGATGAATTACTTTATAACTATTTAGAATCATTTAGTTGGGATGCTAAAAACTTAAATTCAAATAAAAACCTATGGGGATATTTGTTTGGGTATAATGGCGATGGTGTAGGTATTGTAGATGGTAAAAGTGTATTAAATGATGCAGATGGATATACAATTACACCTGAACAATATACAAAAACAATTTGGAGAAGAATTGCAAATAACTTACCTTACTTATTAAAACATAAAGGTTCTAAGCGTGGTATAAAAGCATTGATGAGTTCATATGGTATTCCACAATCAATGTTAACTATAATGGAATTTGGTGGACCTGTTGCAGATGACGCGGCACCTTCTACTT